GCCAGGGGGCGGAGTTGGGGGTCAGTCATTGGCGGCCCCCGCTGTGATGATGGCTTCGCCCACGCGAGCAATCCTGCTGTACTCTAGCCGTTTGTATGCAATCAGGGGGGCGTTGTTGCCTGTATTGTCTTCCGGCGTGATGGTGTAGGCGATTATGCCCCATTTCTTTACTTCGTCCACGATGAGTAGCGCGGGATACCAGGGGTCGTTAATATCCGTGATTTGCACAATGTCGCCCGCGGTCACGTTTGTTTCGTCCATGTCCTTTACTCCTTCTCTCCGCCAGTTAGCCGGGCGGGTGTCGGCGGTTCTAGTCCGCATTCCCGTTGGCCCGACCTGGTTGGTCAGGCCGCAGGGGGTGGGGGCTAGCGCATGTGCAGCGGGATGCGCTCCTCGATGATGCGGATGGCCTCGGCCACTAACGCGTTGTTGGACTGGCGGCGCAGGTCTTCGATGAGGTCCTGCAATATGTGGCCGTAGGCGTGCATGTTGCCGCCCTCTTCCTGGTACAGTTTGTCCAGGTATGCGAGAAAATCGCGTACAACGAATTCCAGATCTGTTTGCATTTCATCCTCCGTAGTTAGCAGCCGGTGCAAAACTTGTTCAGCCGCCCGCACTTGGGGCATATACCGGCATTGGTGGCGCAGGTCTTGGCCTGCTGTTATAAGTGTGCCTATAATATACCACTTATGGTACATGATGTCAAGAAATTGGTATCATAGAAAGTTACCCATTGGCCGCGTTGTACAATGTGCAATAGATATTGCAGATTTGCCGCGGCTGTGCTAGAATGGTTGCGAGCCATGAGTGCCCGCCACTTCTCCATATTGCAATTGCGCGTCCTGGAAGGAATGACCCGGTTTGCGGCCAGCCGTTATTGGCTGCGGCATGGGGTTGCCAATGACAGCCGCGCGGTGCAGTGGCTATCGTGGCGGCGGCTGATGGGAAAGACGGCGGAAGAGTGGAAGCGATGAGAAAAGTTATTAGGTGGCTGGTTGGCAATCTACGCGCAAGTGCGGCGAGAGACCTGAATTGCCTTGTGATGCAGGAAACATTGAGTCTGCGCGACGGCTTGCAGGGAACATACTGGCATGAATTGCTTGTGTTGCGGGTTGCTGTGGCTCGCTTGAAGTGGGAGATGGCTGCCGCGCTGGTGTTCGATGACTGACCCCATCACCTTCACGGCGCAGGTTATCAAAGTAGCAACGATGGCTGATGGCGGGATACGGGTAACCTTTGACTTGCCGGAAGGCAGCACGATGCAGGCCGCGCAGTTGATGGAGTGCTTGCGACTTGCGCCGATGGGCAGGATTACATTTGAGCCGGACGAGTTGGAGGGAGCGTGAGCCAGATTTATATTTACTGCCTGAAAGACCCGCGGGATTTATCCGTGCGCTATGTTGGTAAGACTGTTGATTTAGAACGTCGGTATTGTGACCACATGCGCAACAACGACCCCAATAAGGCGAAACGTGATTGGATACAGGAATTAAAGAGGGCTGGCAAAGAGCCGATAATGTCGGTTTTGGAGTTGTGCAACCCAGAGGACTGGCCAGAGCGCGAAAAGTTCTGGATTTCGTATGGTATCAAGGCGGGTTGGGGACTAACAAACATTGCTAGTGGCGGAGGCAAACGAGGCGAGCGGTATGAGCGCGACACACCGGAAGGCATAACTGATTTGTTTTGCAATTTTGTTGGCATGCCGTTTTCTGAACGGCAGCAGTTTTTCGCAAAGTCATGGGAAGAGAGATTTTCCCATATTTTAGATGGCCTACAAGAAATGGATGAATACCTAACTGATGTGGCGCGGCGGCGCTTCGGCACGAATACTTAGTTGAATATGGCAAAGGCTAGAAGTAAGTCACAAAAAGAACGCGACCGTTACTTAATATCGGATGCATATTTGCGCGGGATGCGCCAGGTGGACATAGCAAAGAGTGTGGGTGTTTCGCAGGCGACAGTTAGCCGAGAACTCTTAGGATTGCAGGGGGAGTGGGCATCAGTGAGTGCCAGCAAGATAGACGAGGCGAAGGCGCGTGAACTTGCAAAGATTGATAATCTTGAGCGCGAATACTGGGACGCTTGGGAGCGCAGCCAAAACGACGCAGAAACAGTAATTGAAGAGGCTTTCGGGGTGAAGAAATCGAAAACACAGAACAAGCGCGTTGGGCAGGTGGGCAACCCCGCTTTTTTGCGTGGTGTGGAGTGGTGTATTGAACGCCGCGCCCGCCTGCTGGGGCTGGATGCGCCGACGAAGGCCGAAGTTGACAACAGCGGAAAGGTTATTGTTGAGTTCACAAACGACTGGCGCGGCCAGCAAGAAGATTAGGCTGCCCTATCCCCATGCCGGACAGCAGGCGGTCATGCAGCAGATACAGCGGTTCACCTGGCTATCCGCTGGCCGCAGGTGGCGCAAGACCACGCTGGGCGTATCGCTGGCTGTGCAAAAGGCATTGCAGGGGCGCAAGGTGGGCTGGGGCGCGCCAACGCATGACCAGGTGCGCATTGCATGGGACGAGATGTATAAGGCCGCAGGCGGCACGGCCAACTTTCGTATCGTGCGCGGCGAGGTGGTGTTCCCGACTGGCGGCAAGGTATTCTTTCGCAGTCTGGACGACCCGGATAATGCGCGCGGTCACACGGCTGACGACTGGATATTTGACGAGGTTGCAGACATTCGCGCTACCGCATACTATGACATCGTGTTCCCCATGCTGATTGAGAACATAGATAGCACGTTTCTTGGCATGGGGACGCCGAAGGGCCGCAACTGGTTCTGGCGTGAGCACGCGTCGGCGGCGGGGCGGGATGCATCCATATCGTTTCAAGTTCCGACGGTGGGCTGTAAGATAGTGGACGGCGCGCTTGTCCGTGTTCCGCACCTTCTCGAAAATCCTGACGTGCCATTTGCGGAGATTGAGCGCATGTTCCAGACCACGCCCGCAAGCACGTTCAGGCAGGAGATACTGGCCGAATTCCTAGAGGGCGAGGGGCAGGTGTTCCGCAATATCCCCGCCTGTATGCACGCGCTTGCGGCTGTCCCCAAAGACCACGAGGGCCACAAGATTGTGGCTGGGGTGGACTGGGGCAAGCAGGCGGACTTCACGGCTATCAGTATCGGCTGCGCTGACTGCCGGACAGAGATTGCAAAGGACAGGTTCAATCAGATTGACTATGTGTTCCAGCGCGGGCGGCTGAAGGCGTTATATGACACCTGGTTTGTTCGGGGGGCATTGCCGGAGCGCAACAGCGTTGGCGTGCCGAATATAGAGCAGTTGATGCGCGAGGGCTTTCACATTCTGGCCGGGCCGGATGGGAAGCCGGGTTTTGAGACCACTGCCACGACCAAGCCGCCGCTGATTGAGAACCTTGCGCTTGCGCTGGAACGCGCCGAGTGGCAATTCCTGGATGACCCGCTGTGGACGGCGGAGCTGGAAGCCTACGAGCGTAAGGTTAGCCCCTCTACGGGCCGCAGCAGTTACGGCGCGCCGGAGGGGATGCACGACGATACAGTCATTGCCAGGGCGTTGATGCTGCGGGCGGCAACCGGGCATCATGGTATCTGGACATAGGAGCAAGCATGAAACGTCAATCAGGTTTACTGGACAGGCTGCGGCTGGCTGGGCAGGTGCTTACTGGGCGTAAAAGCATTGAGGCGCAACTTATCCCCACGTGGCAGCAGGGGCAGGCGCAATATCCCGAAGCGTCGTTTGAGAACAATGTGCGTTTCGGGCTACGGAAGAACGAGCTGATTTATGCCTGCGTGATGACTACTGCTAACACGGCGAGCCAGGCGCGGCTGAAAGTCGTTGACATTGAGGAAGAAGAACAGCCGGATCACCCGCTAGCGGAATTGCTGAAACGACCCAATCCATACATGGACACATTCGACTTTTGGGCGGGGACAATAGTCTTCCAGAAACTGGCCGGACGCGCGGTGTATGAGATTGAGTACAACATGGGCGGGCAGCCGAGCCGTCTTTGGGCGCTGCGCCCGGACAAAATCAGCCCGGTGTTTCGCGGTGTTGACCTGGTACGCTATGAGTATGAGCAGCCGGACGGCAACAAGGCGTTCTTAGAGCCGCGGCAGGTGTTGGACTTCAAGCTGTTCGACCCGCTTAACCGCTTCCATGCGTGGCCGCCAGTTAGCGTGGCGGCGCGCGTGGGCGACGTGGACAACAGTCTCACGGACTATCTCAAACTGTTTATGGAGCGCGGCGGCGTTCCGCCAGGGGCGTTCATCACCGAAAGCACGGTTATCGGCCCGGATGATGTGCGCCGGATTCGCGCCGACTTCGAGGCTAACTATGGCGGCTTTCGCAAGTGGACGCAGCCGATGGTGCTGTCGCACGGGGCAAGTTACCAGAAGATTGGCCTGACGTTCGACGAAATGGGCTTTGACGGGCTGGACGCACGCAACGAGGCGCGGATCTGCATGGTACTGGACGTGCCGCCGATTGTGCTTGGGGCGAAGATTGGCCTTGACAGGTCAACGTACAGCAACTATGAGCAGGCCGAGCAAACGTGGTGGTACAACCGGCTCATACCGCTGTATAAAAACTTTGGCGACACGCTACGCAATCAACTGCTTCCCCTGTTCGGGGACGATGGCATTGACGTGGCCTGGGACTTTGCGGAAGTGCCTGCCTTGCAGGAGAACACCGACGCGGTTTGGAAGCGCAGCCTGGACGCGCTACGGGCGGGCAGCATCACGCTCAACGAATTCCGCGCCATGATTGGCGAGGATGATATTGGGCCGATGGGCGAGGTCTTCTACCAGCCACTGGGCGTGACGGTTGTCCCAGCGAAGCGGCTTGGAATGCCAATGCAGCCAGTATCGTCCGGCGATACTATGGACGACGAGGAAGATATGCCGATGGATGACGACATGCCAATGGACGGGGACATGGATAAGCAATTCAAGGCGACCGTTGCCGCAAATGCGCCCGACGATGATGAGCGCAGGCGCATTGAGAAGGGCATGGAGGGAGCGGCGGCGGAATACCTGACCAAACAGGAGCGCGAGATTTTACGGATGGCAAGCGAGCAGATGGGCGGGCTGAATGGCTGATACCTTCATTGTCCAGAAGCGGCCAGGCGGCAAGTGGCGCGTGGCAACACTAATCGGGAGCATCCACGACGATGTAAAGGACGTTGCCTACCAAGACCTGCTGCCGGAATTGGTGAGGCGTACCGAGCGCATTGTGGACGGCGCGTGGCAGCCGCCAGTCGTGCCAAAGGCGATTATCAAGTAGAAAGGAAAACTATGGGTTATTTGCCCCCTCCCCTCCCCCCGCAGATTTACGCGGTGCGCCCTGTGTGTGCTTATTGTGGGCGTGTTGAGCCGAAATGCAGTTGCGGTGCAGAGGATTACCGCCATCCCAATGAAAGGCATTATCTCGCAGAGCGCGGCGGGCAGCGGTACGGTGTGCTATGTTCAACTGGCTAGACCACTCCCCGCCCCGCCCCCAGCCGTTATCCATCTAGGTCTGTTGGCCTATAATGTTTGACCTGATTTTCAACCCTGAGTGGTGGGCGGCGCAAGTTTCCGCGCTGGCCCGCGCTCTGCTTCCATTTGTTCTAGCGGCGTTTCGCTCGGGCTATGGCAGCGCGGCTGCCGCAATCGGCGTGTCGCTTGACTTAAGCAATGAGGCGGCAGAGGCGTTTGCGCGGCAGTATGCGTTCCAGCGGGCAGGCATGATAACGCTGACCACGCGGGCATACCTGCAACAGACCTTCGGGGATTGGATAGCCAGCGGCGCGCCGTTAAGCGAACTGGAAGCGACGCTGATACAGTCCGGCTACTTTTCCGAGAACCGGGCCAACATCATTGCCGTAACCGAGACAACGCAGATATTCGCCGAGGCCAATATCCAGGCATGGAGGGAAAGCGGCGTGGTAACCGCAAAGGTATGGATGACGGCGCAGGACGACCTAGTTTGCCCCATCTGCGAACCGCTGTCTGGCACGACGGTTGCGCTGGAGGCCAACGGGTTCACGACCGAGGTAGGCGACTTGGGACTATTCGCCCCGCCCGCGCATGCTCGCTGCCGGTGTTGGCTTAAGCCAGTGACACAGTAATGATAAAACTGCGCTGGATTGGGTTGGATAAGGTACAGGCGAAGTACGCCCGCATTGCCGCGAACGCGCGCAAGACATTTTATGACGCTACCAAAGAAGCCGTGCTGTACGCGCAAAGTCAAATCCCGCCCTACCCCCCGCCCCCGCCGGACAGCAGTTATCGCCGGACGGGGACGCTTGGCCGTAGCATCACTGCATTTTCGGGCGGTCATCCGCAGTCCCTTACCCGCGTGGACGTAACCCCGTTCGGCAGCATTGGTATCATCGGGACGAACGTATCCTACGCGGGTTATGTGATTGACGAACATGAGCAGGCGTACATGCATCGGGGACGCTGGTGGACGTTGCAGGGCGTCATTCGCAAGGCGCGGGCGGGCATCGTGAAAATCTATGCGCGTGCGGCGCGGAGGCTTTTTGGGATATGACCGAGCGTGACCGGGAATTCTGGATGCACCGCCGCCGCCTGCTAATAGCAGAGCTGAATGCGCTGGATGATTATCTGCAATTGCCGCGCACCATCCCGTCGCGGCAGGAGAGGCGCATTATGTCCGACAAGGATATTGAGGTTGCAATCCAGACGGCACTTGCAAAAAATAATGAGTCGTGATACGATAGCCTAAACACATACCCGCCCCCTCTGTACAAGATGCGGCGCATTTGACCCGAAACGCTGAAAAGCCACCGGGCGCAAATGCGCCGCTTTTTGTTTGCGAGAGACAATGGACAAACTGGAACGAAAGTACATCCCGCAATTCACGAAGGCCATCGAGGGCCGGACGGTTACCGGCATTGCCAGCGTGTTTGGCAACATTGACAGTTACGGGGACATTATGCACCCTGGCTCATTTACCAAGACCATCAAAGAGGGTATGCGCCGTGTGCGGCATCTCTGGCAGCATGACACCTTCGCCCCGCCAATCGCGGCCATCAAGGGAATGCGCGAGGTGGGGATGGAGGAGTTGCCGGAGCAGGTGCGGGATGAATTCCCGGACGCGATCGGTGGCCTGGAAGTGTCCCGCGAATACTTGAATACCGAGCGCGGTAACGAGGTTCTGGAGGGCATCCGGTCGGGCGCAATCAATGAGATGTCTTTCGGGTTCAATCCGGTTAAAGAGGACTTCGAGGATGTTGACGGGCGCGCCGTGCGGAACATTCGTGAGGTGCGTCTATGGGATACCAGCGACGTGAACTGGGGTGCGAACCCGGCGACCGCCGCCAGCAAGTCCCCACTTGACCAGAAACTACTGCTCATCAAGCAGCATGTGTCTGGGAGCCTTGCGGATTTGCAGGGCATTGAAAACGTGTATGGCTACCTGGCCGCAATGCCGGTAGACATCAAGCAATTGGCGGGCGAGTTGGAAAGTCTGCTGCGACTGCTGAAAGCCGAGCCGCCTAGCGCACTCACTTTCGAGTATTTGGAGCAGCGATTCCGCCTGTTGCAGGCAAGTGAAGTTTAGACAATAGGAGCAAACAACATGACTGCAAAGAATGAGGCTCTTGCCGCCCTTCAGTCTGACCTGGCCGCCAAGCACGCGGAGGCCAAGAAACTGATGGACGAGTTCAAGGGCAAGGAAATGCCCGGCGAGCAGAAAGAGCGCGTGGATACCCTGCTGGATGAAATCGAAGGCTTGCAGGGCGACATCAAGCGCCACTCGCGCCTGGGCGCAAATGCCGAATTCCTCAAAGTGCCTGCTGGCGTGACCGCTGCTGGGGCTGAGTGGAAAGAGGCCATCGGTGACGAACCCGCGTATGACGGCAAGGCGTGGCGCGAGGTGAGTTTCAAGACGCTTGACGGCGAGGAGAAAACCATCCGCTATAACGTGCCGCTGGCCGTCGAGAAACCCGGCTATGAAAAGGCGTATGAGGCATATCTGCGCAAGGGCGCGGCCCTGCTTCAGCACAACTACCCCAGCGACTTCAAAACCCTTTCTGAGGGCATTGACTCCGCCGGTGGTTACCTCGTGCCGCCCGACTTCAACGCGCAGCTCATCAAGAAGATTGCCACCGTTGCGACGGTGCGGCAGTTTGCGATGGTTGCACAGACTGGGCGCGACCTGGCGCAGTGGCCGAAAATCACATACACCGCCGATGACAAGTACACCAGCGGTATCCGCGTGACCTGGGCGGGGGCAGAGACATACGACTCGACCAGCCACGAAGTGACCGACCAGGTGTTCGGCATGTATGACGTGCCGGTAAACGAGATGAATGCCAGCCAGCCTATCAGCCGCCGCCTGGTGGAAGATAGCGACTTTGATGTCATGGGTATCTCTGCCGACCTGATGGCTGAGGCATTCGCTCTGGGCGAGAACGACGCTTTCTGGAACGGAAGCGGGGCCGGGCGGCCGCGCGGCATTATCACCTCCGCCGCCACGACCACCGACGCCGCAGACCACATTCCGCAGGGCGCGCTTTCGGCCACCGCAGAAACGCTGACCGCTGACGAGTTGATTGACCTGGTGTACGCGCTGCCCGCGCAGTACGAGCGCAATGCGCGCATGTTCTTCAACAAGGCAACCGAGAAGGCCATCCGCAAGCTCACCAGCACGGACGGCAACTATCTGTGGCCGGTCTGGCCGCAGGTTGGCAACCTGGGCGTGAACCCCCGCGAAATCCTGGGCTTCCCGACGGTGCGCGACGAGTTTGTGCCGAACATCCCCTCCACATCGGAGGCCGCGGACAACTACCCGGTTATCTTCGGTGACCTCATGGGTTATCTGGTGCTTGACCGCGTTGGCATCTCGCTGGAAGTCATCCGCGAGAAGTACATCGAGCAGGGCTATGTCAAACTGTTCGGGCGCAAGCGTGTCGGCGGCCAGGTTATCCAACCGTGGCGGCTGCGGTCGTACAAGGTTCTTTCCACGACCTAACAGTGACGGGGAGGGGCTAATCCCCCTCCCCCCTTAGGAGCAAATAGCATGATGCGAAACTTGAAAGTCCTCAATCTGTACAACGCAGAAATCGCCTCGACTTCTGTGGTGAACAGCAACGAGGTTGACCTTGCGCCGTACATCCACGTTGCCGGGCGCGAAATGAAGGCGTGGCTGCGTGTGCATGGCTCGACCGACACGACCACCGACGCGCTGATTGACGTGAAGTTGCAGGAGAGCGCAACGACTGCCTCTACTGACTTCTCGGACATCACTGGCGCGACCTTTACGCAGGTGCGCCCGGCGGCTGCGGCAGGCGCGGAGGAAATCCACGTCCAGGCAGCGAAGCGGTATGTGCGCGCCGTCATCACTCCGGATGGTACTGCGGCCACCATCAAATCTGGCGTAGTCTGCGACCTGCTGGCTATGGCTCGCGGCACGACCTAAGAGAGAAAGGCCGATGTAGTGAAGCGAACGGCGGTAGCGATTGTTGGCAGTCATCCCGACACACGCGGCTTGGTGCGTTGGAATGACCCGAACCTTGACATTTGGGTTTTCAATGAGGCGGCTGGCCAGGGGTGGGTGAAACGATGGGATGCTACGTTCCAGTTGCACCTGCCTATCATCTGGAAGAACCCGCAAAACCGAAATGACCCGAAGCACTATGAGTGGTTGCGTAGGAAACACGACGGCATCATCTGGATGCACGATGAGTTCCCGGACGTACCCTCTAGTCGCAAGTTCCCACTTGATGAGGTTTGCGCCGCCCTTCTTCCGAACTTGAAGCGCAGGAAGGGCAAACACACTACCGCCGTTCGCTACTTCACCTCCTCTCCCGCTTACGCCATTGCGTACGCAATCTATCTCGGCTACGAGCGCATCGAGTTGTACGGAATTGAGATGGCTACGGAAACCGAATACCTGATGCAGCGCGATGGCGTTACGTTTTGGGTGGGTATAGCAATGGGGCGCGGGATTGAAGTGGTAATCCCCGAACAGTCTGGCATGTTCCGTTCGCTGATGTATGGGTACGAAGGAGACATCGTGATTCACAGACAGGAATTTGAGTCAAATGCCAATGTCCTTAGCAAGCGCGCCGCGGAATTGCTGGTGAAGTTGCAGACCGCCGCGCACAACGTTGTGACCATCGAGAAGAAAATCGGCGCGGCCAAAGATGATAAAGAGGCCGAGAAGTACCATGCCGCTTATGTTCAGGCGCGCAAAGCCCACCTGGATACCGTCATGGAATACGGCGTTTGCAGCGGCGCACTGCAAACAAACGAGATGTACTTGCGCAAGGTTGACGAAATGATTCGGGCGGCTGGCGGCGAGAAGGCGCTGGAAGCCTTCCTGCCAGAGTACGCCAAACTTAACGTGGAGGCTGCGCCCGTTGGCTAATGCCTATACTACGACCGACGCGGTAATCGCCGCGCTTGACCCGTCGCAGCAGGGGCTTTTCCCCAGCACGGACAGCAACCTGGCGAGTTACCTTACCAGTTGCATTACGCGCGCCAGTCGGTTGATTGACAAATACACGAGCCGCGAGGAGGGGGCATACGCGGTCACTACGGACACGGAAATCCGCTACTTTGACGGCAGCGGGCAGGCTATCCAATGGGTCAACGAGATGTGCGCCGTTCCGACGCTGGTAGAGGTTGCAGAGGGCGCGCAAGTTGACCATGAAGGGACAACGGACGGCAACTACACGACTTACGGCTCGACCGGTTGGTGGTTACTGCCGCAGAACGCATCGCAGAAACGAATTCCCTATCACGCGCTCGAGCTGGACAGCCGTGCGAACAGGTCGTACTGGTATCCCTATCGGCGCGGCATACGGATAACGGCGCGCTGGGGATATGCTGCTGCCACTACTGACAGCATCACGCCAATTCCCGAAATAGAGCAGGCGACCATCGTTCAGGCGGCGCGTTTGTTCCAGCGCGGGCGGCAGGGCTATGAGGATGTCGGCGCTATCGAGGCGCTGAGCCAGTTGCGCTATGTCAAAAGCCTTGACCCGGACGTTGCGGAAATCGTCAAGCACTTTAAGTATGTGGTGGTGTGATGAGTTTATCCGGCGCAATCTCCCGCATACAGGTACACGCCAAATCTGCTGGCGCAAAGTCCGCCCCGGATAAGGTGACGGAGCAGGCGGGCATCTTCCCGTTTGCAGTGGCTTACCTGGCGCGTTTTACAATTTCCGTTGACGATGCGACCAGCAGCCGCGACATCTACACCATCTTCGCGGAATTGCATATTGGGCGCACGAACCTGGGCGAGGCGGTTAGCCGTGGCTATACGGTTCTAGAAGCACTGCGCCCGCTGTTGCAGGGCGACCCGACCCTGAACAGTCAAGTAAACACGATTGTATTCCCGATAACCGGCTCATTCGGGCGCATGGAGTGGAATGGCGTAGAGACGGTTGGCTTCCGGTTGGAGATACCGGTGAAAGTGAGGGCTGCACTGTGAAAGCGTGGTGGCACTCCGGTGAACCTGGCACGCGCGAAGAACCCTGGCTGCACCCAGCGGTTGTTCTGTACCTGGATGCGCTCATCCAGCCGCATTGGAGCATTCTTGAGCATGGCTCTGGCGGCTCTACCCGTTGGTTTGCACAGCGGGCGAAGCATGTTGTGGCGGTGGAGGCCAATCCGCAATGGCGTGCTGCAACTGCGGAGCAGGTGGACAGCGAGGTGGTCAACTTCTGGGAGGGCTCATTGCAATCGCTCATCGCCGCCATGCCTAACCGATTTGACCTGTTGCTAATTGACGGCCAGCGCGAGGAGCGTCCTGAATGGTGCTTTGCGGCAGAGAAGCTTGTCCGACCCGGCGGCATCGTGGTGCTTGACAATGCCAATCGCCATGAGTACGGCGTGGCGCGGACAATCTTACAGCATACGGCGAAACACTTCATTACATTCGAGACGAACCCGCCCGGCTTCACGCAGGCGGTTACAGATATGTACCGGATGAAAGGGGGGGCGCATCATGAGAGTTGGGTCTAACCCCAATCGCCGCGCCCCGCTGCCGCAGCGCAATACGCGTGTGGCGGCTGCCATTACCCACCTGCCGAACCAGGATGGCTATCACGCACAGCGTCTACGGGTGGTGCAGGTTAGCCTGTTGAGCATGGCGAAAAACCTGCCGGGCAACGTGGATATTCTGGTTTGGGATAATGGCTCATGCGCGGCACTGACGGACTGGCTGCGCGAGGAATTTAAGCCGGACACGCTGATACTCTCCGCCAATATCGGCAAGTCGTCGGCCCGCGCCAGCATCTTCAAAATGCAGCCGCCCGACAACATCATTGCGCTGGCGGACGATGACATGCTCTATTATCCCGGATGGTGGGAGGCGCAGGAGAAAATACTTACCACCTACCCCAACGTCGGCGCGGTGTCTGGGTATCCGGTGCGCACACAAGCCCGCTGGGGGAACAAAAGCACGCTGGCGTGGGCGGAGAAGAATGGCAAGATTGAGACTGGCCGTTTCATCCCTGACGAATGGGAGCGCGACTTCTGTACCAGCATCGGGCGCGACCCTGAATTTCATCAGCGTTACACATTGGCCGATAAGGACAGGCGTATCAAATACAAGGGCGTTCCTGCCTATCTCATGGCGCATCATTGCCAGTTCATGGCCTACGCCGGTCGGCTTGCCCCGCTGACGGAATTCAACCAGCAGGCGACCAGCAACGAGCAGGATTTTGACATCGCCGTTGATAACGCAGGTTATCTGAGGCTTACCACTACGAAGCGGTACACGCGGCATATCGGCAATGTGCTGGACGAGGACATTGCGAAAGCGGCGGTACGCATGGAGGTTGCAGTATGGGCCTGAAATACATGGGCGGCGGGTTTGTTCCTGGCGTTCCCGCCCGCGACTTGACGGATGCAGAGGCGCGGCAATACGGCGAGCGCGGCCTTGTGGCGTCCGGGTTGTACAGGGCTGTTTCTAAATCCCGCAGACCGGCGGCGGAGAACAAGCTGGAATTGCCGGATTATCAGGACAAGGCCGAACACGCGGCCAAGGAGTAATACAAAATGCCTGGCATAAAAGCGTTGCGCAAACTGCAACTCGGCCGCGAGTCTACTGCGGGGACGGCGGTTGCCGCCACGACCCGCTGGCGCGGTCTGGGGACGATTGAAGACGCCCGCGAAGTGTCTTTCCCCGAAGAAGACGTTGGTATCTTGGTGGGCGTTGACCGCACCTACATCGCCAAGCTTGCCGCCGCCCTGACGATGGACGAAGTCGAGGCCACGTTCGAGCAACTACCGCATATCCTCGAAGCGGGCGTGAAGACCGTTTCACCGACCACGGACACCGGGAGCGCATATATCTATACTTACGACTTCCCGACCACGGCGCAGAACACCATCAAAACCTACACCATCGAGGGCGGCGATAACCAGCAGGCCGAGGAGATGGAGTACTCCTTCGTCAAGTCATTCTCACTGACCGGGCAGGCCGGCGAAGCCCTAATGATGTCTGCTGACTGGATTGGGCGGCAGGTGACAAACACCTCATTCACTGCCAGCACCGATGCGCCCATCCCGACCGTGGACGAAATCCTTTTCAGCAAGGGTACGCTGTTCGTGGGCGATGACACCGACACCTTCGGCACGACTGACCAACTCCTGAGTAATACGCTTCTGGCCGCCGAGTTGCAGGTGGAAACCGGCCTCATGGAAGTGTACGCCGCTGACGGGCAGTTGTACTTCTCCACGCACAAGCAGGCCATGCCGGAAATCACGCTTAACCTTACGTTCGAGCATGACAGCAATTCGGTGACCGAGAAAACGAATTGGCGCAATGAAACGGCGCGGATTATCCGCCTGCGTTTTGATGGCCCGGCTCTATCCAGTACGGGTACGCTGTATGATACCAAGCGGCTGCTGATTGACCTGTGCGGTAAGTGGGAGTCGTTCGAGAAGATTGACGAGCAGGACGGGAACGACATCATCGTTGCCAACTTCCGCGCCCGCTACAACGCGACCCAGGCCAAACTCGGGACCATCACGGTTGTCAATGAATTGAGCGCGCTGCCCTAGCGCAGCAGAAAGGCGGCTCTCGTGGCCGACAAAATCAAGATTGTTGTAGAACAGGAACGCCTGCGCAAAAACATGAAAGTGGGCGATGTGGTTGCTTTGGAAGAGGGCAAAGTCAAGGGTGTGCGCGCAATGCTTGCCCTGTTCATGGTAGACGAACAGGGCAAGTACCTTGACCCCGCGAAAGCCGAGAAGCGCCTGGATACCCTGACGGTTGACCAGATGCTTGAACTTGCCCCGCAACTGTTGGAGGCGGCTAATTCGGCTGTGGGTGCTGACCCTTTACCGGAAAGCGCATCTACAACCTCTACCGGCGAGACGTAGGGGTCGGCGTGCCAATGTGGGTTGAGGTGCTGGTTGCAAGTGAGGCGTGGGGCTGTCCTCCGATTCAGGTGACCGGGCAGGGCAAGGATTGGCTGATTGTGTGGTTTCTGCGCTGGCGGCTGTGGTTCGCGCAAAAGAACAAGGCGACCGCCGACCGGCAGGAGGCGCAGGTGAAACAGGCAAAGAGGAAACGTGGCCGATAGAGTAGAAGTCGAAATCATCGCCATTGATAAAGTGACTCGCACCCTTAGCAATATCGGCGCGGGCTTCACGCGTGTCGGCGGCGTTTTGACGGCGGCCATCACTGCCCCGCTTGTGGGGCTTGCAACGAAAGCGGTCATGGCGGCGAGCGACTTGCAGGAGGCCACGAACGCCGTTAATGTTGTGTTCGGGGATGCGTCGGGAACAATTCTCCAGTTTGCAGATGACGCGGCGTTTGCGGTCGGTCTGTCTGCTGGGGAGTTCAATCAGCTGGCGGCGATCACCGGCTCATTCCTGCAAAACCTGGGCTTTGACGCGGCGGCAGCCGCAGATGAAACAATCAGCCTGACCGAGCGCGCCTCGGACATGGCTTCTATCTTCAATACCGATGTATCTTCCGCGCTTGCGGCCATTCAGTCTGGTTTGAAGGGCGAGTTCAACCCCCTGGAACAATTTGGCGTGAAAATCAATGCTGCCAGTATTGCGGCACGCGCCCTTGAAATGGGGCTGGCCGAAACAACCGCGGAGTTGACCGATAACGACAAGGCAGCGGCGGCCCTGGCCCTAATCTACGAGCAGACGGAGCGGCTGGCAGGCGACTTTGCCAACACCAGCGGTGGGCTGGCGAACCGAACGCGCATTTTGAAGGCACAGTTTGTAGACATGGCCGCGCAACTTGGGGAGATACTCCTGCCCTACATTGAGCAGGCTGTGAATTTCATAGGCGACCTGATACAGCAGTTCCAGGGGCTTTCGCCGGAAATGCAGAAATTCATCCTGATTGGCGCGGGTATTGCGGCAGTGATTGGCCCGGCACTAGTCATTATCGGCATGGTTATTAGCGGCATTGGCGCGCTGCTGCCAATTCTCGCAGGCGTTGCATCATTCCTGCTCGGCCCCTGGGGTCTTGCTTTCGGCCTTGCTGTGGCCGCGATAATTCCGCTCATCAATAAATTGGGAGGCATCAAGGAAGTCGCAAAGGGCGTGTTCAATATAATAAAGTTGTTGGTAACTGGGGATTTTGAGGGCGGAATTTTTGGCCTATTTGAGGATGACCCGATTATAGAGCGGATTTTTGCTTTGCGTGAGGCCGTGCTTTCGTTTTGGGAGTTTTTGGTGACTCTTTTTACGGGGGGCGAAGACCCGGTTGGGGATTTCGCAAACACATTTTACTATCTTGCAACTGTTTTTGGTGCAACACGCGAACAGGCCACTAGCGTGTTCTTGGCAATACGCGCGATGGCAGATAATATCTCCGACGCATGGAATACAGTAATTAAGCCAGCCCTGTCTGCCCTCTGGGAATGGCTGAAGGTTGCCATCCCGCAGGCGTTGCAGACGCTATCAGTATTCTGGAATAACGTTCTTTTGCCTGCAATTCGCAATGTGGTTGCTTTCATGGTAAACACCTTCGGCCCGGTATTTGAGAAACTTGTGGAAGTGCTGAGGGTGGTTATCCCGGAGGCGTTGTCAATCCTGAAAACGTTTTGGGACAATACCCTCCTGCCTGCCATCCAGCGCACCTGGGCCTTCATTCAAGCCCACGTCATGCCGTTGCTGGCCGCGCTAGGGAGCGTGCTTGGTACGGCCCTGCGGCTGGCCCTGACTGCGCTGGCGGGCTATTGGCAGAATGTTCTGCTGCCCGCTCTGCTAAAGGTATGGGACTTCATCAAGACAAAGGTCATCCCGATATTCCAGTGGCTATGGGAGAAAATTCTAATCCCGGTTAGCGACGCGTTGCGCAACGCCCTTGCCCCGGCCCTTGATTTTGTGACCGGCAAGCTAAAGGAGTTGCAGACGTGGCTATCGAATATAACCCTTCCCGATTGGCTCACGCCTGGCTCGCCCACCCCGTTCGAGTTAGGACTGCGTGGCATTAATAAGGAATTGGGACGGCTGACCGGCTCGAAAATGCCCGCGCTCACGATGGGACTTGGCGGTCTGGGCGAACCGGCGTTTGCTGGCGCGCCCATTGGCGGCGGCGCGTCCATTGTCATCAATTACAGCCCTGCAATATCCTTTGCAGACCAATCAGAATTCAACAACCGCATTGCCCCGCTGATTATGCAGACGGTCGGTCGGGCTATTGAGCAGAGTAGGCAGTAGATGGCGCGCTTCGGCACGTTCAAGTATGGTGCGGCCAAGTACGGTGCAAGCGCGCTTACGACGCTGCTCTATTCGTTCTTTGTGGATTGGAACAACGACGGCGCGTTCCCTGACAGTTCCACCGATAGCAATAACGAGGCTTACGAGCGTATGGTAGATTGGACAAGCCGGCGCGGGCGGCGCGAGTTACTAAGGGACAGCGACCAGGGCGGCTTCAATCCGTATCTGGTCGGCACTGCGCGGGTTGTGCTGGATAACAACGACGACCGCTACAATCCGCTGAACACCAGCAGCCCGCTCTATCCGAATGTCTCGCCCGGCCGCTACTGCCGCTTCTCGGTACAAAACGGGTCAACTGGTAGCGAATGGGACATCATCACCGGGCAGATTGAGGAAATCGAATTGATAGGCACGGGCAACGATAAGCAGGCCGTCTTTCACATCGTGGACGGCTGGCGCTGGCTGCGAGACGACAGCATCAGCATTGACCTGACCGAGGACATAGCGACTGCTGATGCACTGGATGCGGTTCTGGATGGGACTTCCTGGCCGACCGCATTTGGGCGTGACATCGGGACGGGCAGCGAGACAATCCCTTACTGGTGGGAGGATGGGCGCAGTCCCAGTGCGGCGGTCAAAGACCTTGCAGATAGCGAATATGGGCGTTTCTGGATTGCGGCCAATGGCGAGGCCACATTCCGCAGCCGCCACGCGATTGATACATCGGTTGTCACTTTCACAGAGGCGAACACACTGAAAGACATCCAACTCGGTAACCCATTCAAAACCATTCGGGATAAAGTAACTATCTCGGTTTTCCCGCGCGTCGAGCAGGCCAGCGGGACGGTATGGCAGTTGCAGGACATCCCGCTTATCGGCGCTGGCGATAGCGCGACAATTTGGGCTGACTTCACTTATAACAATCAACCCGTTCCGGTCAAAAGCGCGATAACGCCGGTTGCAAGCACGGACTACACGGCCAACAGCCAAGCGGACGGCGGTGGGTCTGACCTGACGGCAAACATCACAGTAACGATGACCACCTTCGGCCAACGCGCCAAACTGATTGTGTCCAACACCGGGGGAACGGATGCATATATTACTCTGCTCAAGGTGCGCGGCGTGGCAATTTCCGCACCTAACCGCTCGCTGATTATCGCCGGTACTGGCGCGCGCAACTTCAACCTCGAACTGCCCTGGCAGCAAACGGTCAACTTCGCAACCGACCTATCCGACTTTCTACTCGACGTTCTAAAGCTCAACAGCAGCCTGCCAACGCTCATGGTTGAGGCACGCCCTACCATCCAGTTTCCGCCCGACATCACAAGCCGGGTAACGGCCACGCTGCCAACGCTGGATATAAGCGGAGATTATCGGATAGGCTATATCGAGCATCAGTCCATTGCCCCGAATTGCCAGGCGGTACGCTCAACGTTCACGCTTGAACCGTTCGCGGACTTGTCGGGCTATTGGCAATTCCCAACAGAGATAGGAGTAACGTCCATTTTTGGGCTTTGATATGCGGATACCACAAGACGATAACTATGTGACTGGCAAGGACTACGCGGCGCGTGACGGCATGAAAACGCACGCGGAATGGTTGCGCCGCCATGCACAGAAACTCGTGCAGCGTGGTGCTATTGATAACATGCCTACTGGAAAGACGCGCGGCAGCGTGAAAGCGTACATTGATTTTGAACGCTGGATAGCCGCCTGCCCGGACGAGTATTGCGGCGGCCACGAGTTAGTAGAAATTGACGAACCGATTTTCTTCTGTCTGTCCTGCGGCAACGCGGCTAACAAGGGAAATTATTATGCCGTTGAGTTTCCTGATGCGGCAAAGCGCGTAGAGATTTACGCCGAATTAGAAAAGAGGCCGCTGAACCGTCCTCCGAATGGCAACAAGATACGGCGCGCTGAATTGAGCAAAAGCGCGCTTGACCCGCGCCTGTCAAGGTCGTGGCATCACAGCGAAAAGGTGAACGAGTTGAAACAACAGCGTGAGTTTATAGAGAGACGAGGCAAACCCGATGGCGTATAGCGCAGTTCCAACTGTGGTTACAGGACAAACCTGGACGGCGGCTAATCAAAATACCTACGTCAAGGATAACTTTGCCGCAGTATTCCCTTATACCACCGCTGGCGATATTGCCTATGCTACGAGTGCAAGCGCATTGACACGGCTTGCCGTTGGCGGGCTGGGTGCTTTGCTGGGCGCAACCGCAACTGCCCCGGCGTGGCTTACGCCAAGCACAAGCGGCGCATTTCTTATTTGTGATGCAGACGAGGCAACAGGCTTGCGGTGGGTAGTGCCGCAACTTGATACAGTGGACACTAACGAGAGTTCTACCAGCACAACTTACACCGATTTGGCAACAGCCGGGCCAACAATCACGCTAGATGTTGGCGCAAACGGAATAGCCGAGATATGGTGGGGCGCACGAATAGCCGCGACTGCCGCGAGTGCTGGCGGCGCATATGTTGGGGTTGGATTGAACGGCGCAGACCCTGGTACGACTTATGATGCTGTTTCTGGAATAACCGACCCGGACTTTGCAACAAGTGTATTCGGGTATCGCAAGTTTACCGGACTGACACCCGGAAACAACATATTCAAACTGCGCTACCTGACTACATCGGGCAGTTCGGGCGGGACGCGCTTTGCTTACCGCTGGATACGAGGCTACTCACTATGATTGGTAAATTGCTTTGTTGGCTTGGTGATATATTCAACCGTCCTCAATTGCACGATATAGGCCACGAGGACGCAGGCGGCGATTGGGGAATATGTAAACGGTGCGGTCATGTGATTGACCTGGGCGATACTGTCATGGGAGGGCGATATGCCTAATTTTCCAACGACTGACCCCGCACTCACTACCAGCCTTGCCGATGGCGTAGATGACGTTCTCGCGACACACATCAATGACCCGGACGCTGAAATCAACGCGATGGGCGCGGCAGTAAGACGTACTGCGGCCATTGCCAGCATTGCCAACACCGAGACACTGGCGGGCAGCAAGACCCTGACGAATAATGACATATTCCTGCAATATCTTGACCCCGGCGGTGCGGGGCGGAATGTGTACCTGCCCGCTGCATCCACGGACAACTACGCATTCTTTATCGTCAACACGGCGGACGCGGCGGAAACGCTGACGGTTCTCACCTCATCCTCGGACAGCGTGGATACTGTCGCGCAGAATGAGGCAAAGATATTTGTTAGCAACGGAACGACCTGGCGGAGTCATTCGGGCGGGGGCGGCGGGACAACCACGACAGACCCCGGGACAACCACGACAGACCCCGGATTTGTGCGCGTCCTAAAAACAATGCCGACATCTTCGGACGCCGCAACGATTGACTTCCGCGCGGGTGGCTCTACACCGGGCGAGCAGGTTATGGTATATGACTTCGACGCGGCCAGTATTGAATATATGGACTTCCTGTGCAGGCTGGAAGAATATGGCGGTAACGGCCTGACGTTCACGATTGCATGGAGCGCAACCAGCGCAACTTCCGGCAATGTAGTATGGCAGTTGGCGATACGCGCGTTCCCGGCGGCGGGCGGTGAAGATGTTGATGTGTCACATACTTATGATTACAACAGCGTGACTGCCGCCGCGCCCTCAACGTCTGGGGATGTGGCCTATTCCACAATCACATTTACTGCCGGGGCGGACATGGACAGTTGGGCGAATGCCGAACTCGCAATTCTGCGGCTGCGGCGCAACGCGTCCAGCAGCGATGATACCATGACCGGTGACGCTGAGTTGTGGTGGATTAGCGGGAGGGAAACAACCTGATGGCTTTGTTGTTCGATGATGCGGCAACTGAATATTTAACGATGTCCGGAGCGGCGATAACCGCTGTGCCGCTGACTATGGCTTGCTGGTTCAAGTCCGATAGCATTGCGCTTACTCAGACTCTTATGAGCATCGGCAATAATGGGGCTCGCGGGGTTTATTCCTTGCGCGCCGCTGGGAACGTTGCATCTGACCCGATAGAGGCAATTGCGCAGGACGACGTAGGCACAGCAAGGGCTGCCTCGTCCGCGGGATACAGGGCAAATGTATGGCATCACGCGGCCGCGGTGTTTGGTGCAACGAACAGCCGGGCGGCTTATCTGGACGGCGGCAACAAGGGAACGAACACAACCAGTATTACTAACCCGACCGGTGACTTTACAACGCTTGCCGCGCAGCAGCGCAATGTGGTGGAACAATACTTATCTGGATACCTTGCGGAAGCGGCCATGTGGAGTGTTGCCCTTAGTGATGCTGAGATTGCGACGCTTGCACAAGGATTCAGCCCCCTGTTCATCCAGCCGCAAAGCCTGGTTGCTTACTGGCCGCTGGTGCGGCTTAACGCGGGCGGTATCCAGAGAGACTTGATTGAGGGCAATGACCTTACGGAAACGAACACGCCAGCCTCGGCTGACCACCCGCAGAAAATCTTTTACCCGATGGTTGCAGAACGCTAACCACCAGAAAGCGCACAGCGCGGCGGGCCAGTAACCCGCGAGGAACATACATTTGACCATCTACCGCGTCCGCCACGACCGCCTCTGGTATCGCAACCCTGACGGCTCATTAGTCGCCAACAGCCGCCACGAGGCGATGCGCAAAGCAGGGCATTGGGGCGGCGACGACCCCTACCCCGCCACGGCCAAGTACGACGACGAGGGCGTGCCGCTGAACGAGGCATGGTGGCTGTTTGTCAAAAGCATCAACACGGCGGCGGCATGGGAAGCATTGCGGCGGGTGAACGGCGGATGGATAAACAGCAGCCGCAACCGCGACACATGGCCGGGCGGTTCACGCGTGCCCGAGGACACGACCGTCTTCCCCGTGGCCGAGTGCGTTACCAGCGTGAACAACCTGGTGGACGTGATTGAGCAGAAGAACGGGCGCGGCAGGATACGCTGCTTTAGCGTGAAAGACCTGCCGCCGAAAGGCATTACGCCCAAGACCAACCCGGAACTGTTCTGCCGGTTTACCAGCATCAGCAAAGGGGGCGCGATTGGACTTGCCCCGGATGGCGTGGAAAGTTGGTTCCCGCTGCTGACACGTGACGGGGTTGCATGGATGGACATGGAGATGTTAGAATTGGTGGATATGACGGAACTCAAATTGCCAGACAACGGCAGGCCGCTTGGCGTGGACGTATCAGCGTATCAGGGTGAGATGAACTGGGACGCGGCCAAACTGCGCGGCGTGGTGTTCGGCGCGGCGCGATGCACCGTTGGCAACTACTACACAGACCCGACCTTTGACGCCAATTACGAGGGGATGAAGCAGGCGGGCATTTTGCGCACGGGTTATCTGGTGGTGAGGCCGGAGTACGACGCGGCCAGCCACGTTTCCCTGTTCACCGCCAAGTGCAAAGACCCTGACCTGCCGCCGGTGCTTGACGTGGAAGTGAAGCCGCCCCTGCTGGCTTCTGCAAGTTTCAAGAAGAACTACGAGCCGGGCAACTATGTGATGCGCATCCTTCAAATTGCCGACCTGCTGGAAGATGCTGGCTACAAAACGCCCCTGCTGTACACCTACCCGTTTTTCATCATTGACAACCTGAAAAGTGACCCGCGACTGAAACGCTTTCCGCTGTGGATAAGCCACACGGCGATTGACCCGGCCAAGATACTGAGCGCGCCGCGCGTCCCCGCGCCGTTCGACAATTGGCTGTTCTGGCAGTTCAGCACCGACCGCAACCTGCAAGGCTCATTGTATGGTGCTTCCAGTAGAGATATTGACCTTGACTGGTATAACGGCGATTTATCGGCATTTTATCGGCAATTCGGAACACAAGAACCGGAAGCCCCCGCCGCGCCCCTGACTTTGGAGCAGCAGGTGGCAGACCATGAAAGGCGAATACAAATCCTGGAACAACGAGGGTAACCCAACATGGACACCGCGCCCCGCATCACAACCAGAATGCTATGGAACGAATTGACGAACCGGCTTGCCCCGCTGGAAAAGACAGTAAGCGAGATGGACGCTGAACTGCACGGCAACGGCGTGCCGGGGTTGAATGAGCGTATGCGGGTGCAGGAAGCCTACATGAAGGAGATACGCAACACCATGCGCGTGATAGGCTTTGCCGTGGCCGGGGATATTCTGGCAAGGATTATGGGGCTGATTTAGGTTGCGCAATTCCCCA